TGGACCGGCCAAAAACTGAACTGGCTTATAGAGTTCCAGCATCTAAACTTACTAGAAGAAAGCTTGAGTCGAATGAACAGCTTAGAGAACTAGACGGACTTGACACAACTATTGACTGGAAAAATACAGGTGATAACTCTTACGATGGTGAAAAGCTAAAACTATTAGCTCATGATGAAAGTGGTAAATGGGAAAGACCTGATAATATATTAAACAACTGGAGAGTTACAAAAACTACATTACGTTTAGGTCGTAAAATTGTAGGTAAATGTATGATGGGCTCAACTTCAAATGCTTTAGACAAAGGTGGAAACAACTTTAAAAAATTATACTACAATTCAGACGTTACAAAAAGAAATAGAAACGGACAAACATCTTCTGGGCTCTATAGCTTGTTCATTCCTATGGAATGGAACTACGAAGGATTCATCGATACTTATGGACTACCTGTCTTCATTGGAGGCAAAGCTCCAGTCAAAGGAGTTGATGGTTATGAAATTACAACAGGAGTTATTGAGCATTGGGAAAACGAAGTAGATGGATTAAGAGACGACTCTGACAGTTTAAACGAATATTATAGACAATTTCCAAGAACAGAACAACATGCTTTTAGAGATGAAGCTAAAAACAGTTTGTTCAACTTAACAAAGATCTATCAACAAATAGATTATAATGAAGAAATGTTAAACAACAAAGTTGTTACTAAAGGAAGTTTTATTTGGCAAAACGGCATTAAAGATACAAAAGTTTCTTTTATGCCAAATAAAGATGGTAGATTTTTAATTACCTGGGTGCCACCAGTTGAAATACAAAATAGGGTTATATTAAAAAATGGTTTTAAATATCCAGCTAACGAACATATTGGAGCTTTCGGATGTGACTCTTACGATATTAGCGGCACTGTTGATGGTAAAGGTTCTAATGGAGCATTACACGGATTAACCAAGTTTTCTATGGAAGACGCACCGCCTAACCACTTCTTTTTAGAGTATATATCAAGGCCACAAACAGCTGAGATATTTTTTGAAGATGTATTAATGGCTTGCGTGTTTTATGGTATGCCTATATTGGCAGAAAATAATAAACCAAGACTACTTTATTATTTTAAAAGAAGAGGATATAGAGGTTTTTCTATGAACCGTCCTGATAAAATTTGGAATAAACTATCTACTGCTGAAAAAGAAATAGGTGGAATACCTAATTCAAGTGAAGATATTAAGCAAGCGCATGCCGCTGCTATTGAGTCTTATATTGAAGACAACATTGGTTATTCAGAAGAAAAAACTGGAGACATGTATTTTCAAAAGACTTTAGAAGATTGGGCTAGATTTGATATAAACAATAGAACAAAACATGATGCTTCTATTAGTTCTGGTTTAGCTATAATGGCTTGTAATAAAAATAAATACAGGCCTAACCCTAATAGAGTTAATAATAAAATTAACTTGGGTATAAAAAAGTATAATAACGATGATATTATTTCTAAAATTAATAAATAAATGCAAATAAAAACTTATAACGGTAGTTCTTTTCCTGATCAGGTAGTACCTGTGGAAGTTAAAAGCTCCATTGAGTATGGCAGGCAAGTCGGCAGAGCAATTGAGGGCGATTGGTTTTCTGGCACTAGAACTGGCGTGCAAGGTAGATATAATACTAATTATAATAATTTTAGAAACTTAAGATTATACGCTAGAGGAGAACAAAGTGTACAAAAATATAAAGATGAATTAGCTATAAATGGTGATTTATCATATTTAAATTTAGACTGGAAGCCCGTACCAGTTATACCTAAATTTGTTGATATAGTTGTTAACGGTATGGATAGTAAACTTTATGAAGTTAAAGCTTTTGCTCAAGATCCAGGTTCTTTAAAACAAAGAACTAACTATGCTGAAACTATAATGAGAGACATGCAAGCTCAAGATCTTATAGAGCAAATAAAAGGTGTTACAGGTATGGATATGTATTCCACTTCTAATCCTGAAGATCTTCCTCAGAATAAGGAAGAACTAGATGTTCACATGCAACTATCTTACAAGCAGTCTATTGAAATAGCAGAAGAAGAAGCTATAAATAATACTCTAGAGTTTAACAAATATGATCTAACTAGAAGGCGTATAGCAGAAGATTTAGTTATATTAGGTATAGGAGCAGTAAAGACTAGTTTTAATTTATCTGAAGGAGTGACTATAGAGTATGTAGATCCAGCCAACTTAGTTTATTCTTATACTCAAGATCCAAACTTTCAAGATATATGGTATGTTGGAGAGGTTAAATATATAAGCTTAGCAGAAATTAAAAAAGAGTTTCCAGCTTTAACTGAAGAAGAATTAGAAACAATACAAAAATATCCAGGTAGCAAAAGTTATAATTACCAATTCAACGGTAGAAATGATGGTAACAATATAGCTGTATTATATTTTGAGTATAAAACATACCATGATCAAGTATTCAAAATAAAAGAAACAGCAACTGGTCTAGAAAAAGCTTTACAAAAAGATGATACATTTAATCCACCAGAGAACTCTAACTTTGATAGAGTCTCTAGATCTATTGAAGTGCTATATTCAGGCGCTAAAATACTAGGTCATGAGATGATGTTAAGATGGGAATTATCTAGAAACATGACTAGACCTGATTCTAACCTTGTCAAAGTAAATATGAGTTATAATATATGTGCTCCTAAAATGTATAAAGGTCGTATAGAAAGTTTAGTAGGTAGAATGACAGGTTTTGCTGATATGATACAGCTTACTCACTTGAAGTTGCAACAAGTTTTAGCTAGAACAGTTCCTGATGGTGTATACTTAGATGTTGATGGTTTAGCAGAGGTTGATTTAGGTAATGGTACTAATTATAATCCAGCTGAAGCCTTGAATATGTATTTCCAAACTGGTAGTATATTAGGTAGATCATTAAACCAAGATGGAGGCATGAACTCTGGTAAAGTGCCAATACAGGAATTACAAACTAGTTCTGGTGGCGCTAAAATGCAAAGTCTTATACAGACTTATCAGTATTATTTACAAATGATAAGAGATGTGACCGGGCTAAATGAAGCTAGAGACGGAAGTGTTCCTGACAAAAACTCTTTAGTAGGTTTACAAAAATTAGCTGCTGCTAATTCTAATACTGCTACTAAACATATAGTTCAAGCATCGTTATATTTGAGTGCTAAGACTTGCGAAAATATAGCTCTTAGAATATCTGATGCTTTAGAATATCCATTAACTAGAGAAGCTTTAAGATCTAGCATAAGCTCTTACAATGTAGGTACGTTAGAAGATATGTACAAGCTTAATTTGTTCGAGTTTGGTATATATTTAGAGATGGTACCAGACGAAGAAGAGAAGCAAATATTAGAGCAAAATATACAGACAGCTTTAAAAACTCAGTCTATAAATCTTGAAGATGCTATTGAAATAAGACAAATACATAATTTAAAATTAGCTAATCAAGTTCTTAAAATAAAAAGACGTAAAAAAGCTCAACAAGATCAAGCAGCTCAACAAGCTAACATACAAGCTCAAGCTCAAGCAAATGCAGAAGCTAGTGAAAGATCTGCTTTAGCTGAAATGCAAAAACAACAAGCTTTAGCTGAAACAACATTGCAAATAGAAAAAGGCAAGTCAGAGTTTGAAATAAATAAAGCTAGACAAGAAGGTCAAATTAAAAGAGAGTTAATGCAAGCTCAGTTTGAGTTTGATAGACAATTAAAACAAATGGAGATAGATAGGCTTGTAGCTAAAGAAGAGCTTATTGAAGATCGAAAAGATAAAAGAACTAAAATTGAGGGAACTCAACAAAGTGAAATGATAAATCAAAGAAATTTGAATTTACCACCTATAGATTTTTCTACAGGTGACCAAGCAAGTGATTCTATACCAGAAGGTATATTATCATAATTATTAACTATTATATTATATTATGTCAGAAGAAATAAAAGAAGCTCCAGATGGAGTGCTAGAACAAGGTGACTTTAAAATTAAAAAGAAACCCAAGCAATTGATAGATAAAGAACCTATCGCAAAAATAGACTTTAGCAAACCAAAAGAAGAGCTAGAGCCAAGCATAACAAAGGTTGATTTAACAGAAGACAAAGTAGAAGAGCAAGAAGACAAAAAAGAAGAAACACCTGTTATAGAGCAGATAACAGAACAAGAAGAGGAAGTAAAAAAAGAAGTAAAAGAAACTACAGAGGAGTATAAAGAAGCTAAGAGAGACCAAGAAGTTTTAGGTAAACCATTACCAGAAAACATCGAAAAATTAGTTTCATTTATGGAAGAAACAGGTGGTGATATTAACGATTACGTTAGATTAAACACTGATTATTCAAAAGTTGATGAAAATACTCTGTTAAGAGAATATTATAAAAATACTAAACCACATCTCAATGACGAAGAAATATCTTTTATAATGGAAGATACTTTTAAAGTTGACGAAGATTTGGATGAAGAGCGAGATATAAAGAAAAAGAAACTCGCTTATAAAGAAGAAATTGCTAAAGCCAAAAACTTTTTGGAAAGCACTAAGAGTAAGTATTACGACGAGATCAAGTTGAGACCGGGCGTTACTCAAGAGCAACAGAAAGCTATGGACTTTTTCAATAGATACAACGAGAACAAGAAACTCGCGGCTGATAAGCATGAGCAGTTTGTTAAAACTACTAGAGAGTATTTTACTAAGGATTTCAAAGGTTTTGAGTTTAACTTAGGTGATACGAAGTTCAAGTACAATGTAAACAATACTGATGAGGTAATCGATCAACAGTCTGACTTAGAAAAATTTGTTGGGAAGTTCCTAAACAAAGAAGGAAGGATAGAAGATCATGTAGGTTATCACAAGGCGATGTATGCAGCTAGAAACGCCGATACTATAGCTAAACATTTTTACGAGCAAGGCAAAGCCGATGCTGTTAAAGATGTAGTTAATAAATCAAAAAATATAGAAACAGCTTCACGTCCACAAAACAATGAAGATCTTTTTATTAATGGTTTTAAAGTAAGAGCAATTTCAGGGGTTGATAGTTCAAAGTTGAAAATAAAAACAAATAAAAATAAAAACTAAAAACTAAAAAATGAGTTTATCTGGAGGGGCATTCCCCGCGTCCATAGTACCTGCTCAAAAAAGAATGACGTTATCAACTAACTTTCTTTCTTTTAATGGCGAAAGCACAGGTGCTGGACAAGACATGAATAACTTCGCTCAACAATACTTACCTGAGTTATATGAGCAAGAAGTTGAAAGATACGGAAACCGAACATTATCTGGTTTCTTGAGAATGGTTGGAGCTGAAATGCCTATGACTTCTGATCAAGTAATTTGGTCTGAACAAAATAGATTACATGTAGCTTATAAAGGTTTAGAAGCTGCTATCGGATCACCAACTAACGATGTATATACTGTTGAGCCATCATTAACTAACACACAAGCTACTGAAATAGCTATCAGAGTAGGACAAACTGTTCTTTTATCTGATAACGCTACTGGATTAGTAACTGCTAAAGTTTATGTAACTGGTTTAACTACTAATAACACTAAGTTTACTTGTAAAGTTTATGGATCTAATACGT